GCGGTACTGCTCCAACAGCAACGGCTCCCGTTATGGCTCCAAACTTTAACGTAATAGGAAGCTCAGGAGTTAATCAATTAGCACAAATACAACAACAACCAACAAGAGCTTATGTAGTAAGTGGAGACGTAGCAAGTGGGTTAAGTCTCGAAAGAAATAGGTTACAAAATGCATCATTTTAACGTATAGAAATTATGGAATCAAAGAAAATTATTGAATTAATTATTGATGAGAATGATTTACAAACAGGAATCCATGCGGTTTCGGTTGTTCATTCACCTGCTATTGAGGAAAACTTTATAGCGTTATCAAAACACGAAATAGAATTAAAAGAAATTGACACCGAAAAGAAAATTCTTATGGGTGCTGCTTTAATTCCTAACAGACAAATTTTAAGAGCTGACAAAGACGGAAACGGATATTACATATATTTCAGCGATCAAACTGTTAAACAAGCTTCTGAATTGTTCTTAATGCGCTCAAATCAAAACAATGCAACCTTAGAGCATAACGAAAAGCTACAAGGTATGTCGGTTGTTGAAAGTTGGGTAATTGATAACCCTGAAATGGATAAATCTAAAGAGTATGGTTTTAACTTACCAAAAGGAACTTGGATGATCTCCATGAAAGTAAACAACGAGGATATTTGGAAGGACGTAAAATCAGGCAAAGTAAAAGGCTTTTCAATCGAGGGGTACTTTGCTGACAAATACGAAATGAGTGTAAATAATAATGTTATAAATCAATTAAAAGAACTTTTAAAATAAAATAAAATGGCAAATAAAATACCAAGTCCAAAAGGTGGCAAAAGAGGTTGTTTATGTAAAGACAACACTTATTCAAGTAAATGCTGTGACGGAACTTTAAGAGCGCAAGGAATAGGCAAAACAGCAAGCTCAGAAGCTCAAACTGTAACAAGTACAGAAGTGGACGGAGTGCGTACTATTATTCGTCAGAACTCATAAAAAAGTAACAGCATAATTTAATAATCGTTTAAAACATAACTATGAACACAAAAAAAACAATTTACAGTAAGCTATTTACCGAAAAGGTAGAGTTAGCAAAACACGAAGTAGAGTTAGCTTTAGCAGATGATGTTAAAAAAGCTTATAATGAAGCAATAGCGGCAAGGAAAAAAAGTTTTGATGAGTACCAAAAATTAAGACCAATTATAGCTGCTGCTTTAAAAATGCAAATAGACTTACAATCTATTAATTCAAGTTCGCTCCCTATTTTTGATAAATATGAAATAGCAGCAAAAGAATTAGGGTTGCCACTTCCAAAAGAAATAGCAGACCAAAAGAAAAATATTCAGGACGGCTTAAAAGGAACTTTTGCAGCAAATGTAAAAGCATTACAATCTATTAAACTATAAACAAAAATGAACACAAATCAAATCTTAAACAAAGTTCGAACGCTTTTAGGAATGGAAGTAAAGTTAGAACAAATGAAATTAGCTGACGGAGTAACAGTTTTAGAAGCTGAAAGCTTTGAGCCTGAAATGGAAATCTTTGTAGTTACAGAAGACGAACAAAAAATACCTGTTCCAGTTGGTGAATACGAAATGGAAGACGGACGTATTTTAGTAGTTGAAATTGAAGGTATAATTAAAGAAGTTAAAGAAAAAATGGAGGAAGCTCCTGAAGTAGAAGAACCAACGGTTGAGGTAGAAGTAGAAGCGGAAACAGTAAAAACAGCTCCTAAGAAAACTATTGAAAGCGTAGTTAAAGAAACTTTCTTTACTGAAATCGAAGCGTTAAAAACCGAGAACGATACTTTGAAAGCTGAATTAAGCGCATTGAAAAATACAGAAGTTAAAGAAGTAGAATTAAGCGAGGAGCCTAAACCAATTTCTTTTAACCCTGAAAACACAAAACCAATTGAATTAATAAAATTAGGTAATAAAAAACCTCGTTCAATTATGGATTCAGTATTAAGCAAATTAAACAAGTAATATATAAACTAAAATACATTTTAAAAAATGGCAACTACAACATCAATTACAACTACTTACGCTGGCGAGTTCGCAGGTAAGTATATTGCGGCAGCACTTTTGAGCTGTCCAACTTTAGAAAAAGGCGGTATCACTATCATGCCTAATGTCAAATATAAGCAGGTAATTAAGCGTGTCAGTACAGACGGAATTATTAAAAACGCAACGTGTGATTTTGACCCAACGTCAACAGTTACTTTGACTGAAAGGGTACTTGCCCCCGAGAGCTTTCAAATAAATTTGAGCTTGTGCAAAACCGATTTTCGCAGCGACTGGGATGCAATTCAGATGGGCTATTCAGCGTTTGACGTGCTTCCAAAATCTTTTGCAGATTTCTTAATTGCACACGCTGCTGAGAAAGTTGCTCAACAAATGGAACTTACTATTTGGGACGGTAACAACGCAAGTGCTGGAGAGTTTTCAGGAATTATGAGACAATTGGATGTTGACGCTGCTTTACCTGCAGGACAAAAAATTGCTGGTACAACTGTAGACGCTACAAACGTAGTTGCTCAATTAGGTTTAATGATTGACGCTTTACCTGCTGCTCTTTACGGAAAAGAAGATTTAACACTTTATGTTTCTTCAAACATTTACAGAGCTTACGTTCGCGCTTTGGGTGGTTTTGCTGCTGCTGGAGTAGGTGCTAACGGTTATGACAACAAAGGAACTAACCAAGTATTGGGTGACTTGTTCTTTGACGGAGTAAAAGTATTTTTAGCTCCGGGTCTTGCTACAAACACAGCTTTACTTGCTCAAGTTTCTAACTTGTATTTTGCGACTGGTTTATTAAATGACCAACAAGAAGTACGAGTTTTGGACATGTCAGATACTGACGGAAGTCAAAATGTACGTGTAATTATGCGATTTACTGCAGACGCTAAATACGGTTTTGCTCAAGACGTAGTAACTTACGGAATCTAATTAATAACAAATAATTTAGGGTGGTGAAATATACGCCACCCTTTTTTTTTAACTATAAAAATAAAAAGATATGAGCTGCGATATAGCAAACGGTAGGCTGGAAGCTTGCAAGGATTCAGTTTCAGGACTGGACGCGATTTACATAATTAACTACGGGACTTATAACCCTGATTCAGCTGCTTTGGGTGGTGACGTTACTTATGACGGTACTTACACTGATTTAATTACACAAATCACAAATGTACCAACTGTTTATAAATACGAATTGAAAGGTGCAAACTCTTTTGAGCAAGCTATTCAAACTTCAAGAGACAATGGAACTACATTTTTTGAGCAAACTTTAACAGTTCAACTTAAAAAACAAGACGTAGTAACACACAAAACAATTAAATTATTGGCTTACGGACGTCCTAACATTATTGTTAGAACAAAAGGAAACCAATTCTTTATTGCTGGTCTTCAAAGAGGTTGTGATGTAACTGCTGGAACTGTATCTTCAGGAACTGCAATGGGTGATTTTAACGGTTATAATTTAACTTTTGTTGGTATGGAAAACGTACCTGCTAATTTCTTAGATTGTTCTGCTGAGGCTGATTTACTTGCTACAGTTTTAGACGGAGCGTCTGTAGTTACATCTTAGTAATTTTCTTCTCTAAGCATATAAATTACCCTACCTTAATCGGTGGGGTTTTTTATTTTAGAAACAGAAACACAAAACATACGTTTATTAAATATGAATGTACTAACAACAACTTTAGATCCACAACCTTTGGTTATTGTGCCGCGTTCCACAACGTTTGATGAGCTTATATTTACTGATGACAGTACAAACATTCCTGTAGTAATAGAAATTGACAGCGTAGAGGATAAAAGCTATTATCAAATATTAAATGTCCTTTGTGAATTAGTGGAGAACCGTTTTTACAATGTAGAACTTTTTAACGAGGGTGCTTTAATATATAGAGGTAAGGTTTTTTGTACTGATCAAACGATAGTTAATTTTTCAGTAAATGACGGACGGTACGTGAGCCACGCTTCGACAAACCAATATATAACTTATGAATAACTTACATATATTAAATTTAGCACAATACGAAGCTCCTCAAGTTGTTGAGTCTAAAAGAGAAGATTGGGTAACTTACGGAGAATCGAATTCTTATTTTAATTTTCTTATAGATAGGTATAAAAACTCAACTACAAACGGTGCTATAATTAACAACGTAAGTCGTTTAATTTATGGTCGTGGGTTGTTTGCTATTGACGCTAACAGAAAGCCTAATGAGTACGCTCAAATGATGTCGCTATTCAATCAGGATTGTTTACGAAAGTTATGTTTTGAATTAAAAGCTTTAGGGCAGTGCGCTATACAAGTTCACTATTCAAAAGACCATAAAAAAATAGTAAAAGCATATCATTTACCGATACAACTTTTAGCTCCTGAAAAATGCAATAAAGAGGGAGAAATAGAAGCGTATTACTATTCCGACAACTGGGAGGATATTAGAAAGTTTCCACCTACAAGGATTCCTGCTTTTGGCTTTTCAGATAAAGACGTTGAAATACTTTATATTAAACCTTATTCGGTAGGAATGAAATATTTTAGTTATGTTGACTATCAAGGTGCTTTAAGTTATGCGATGTTGGAAGAAGAAGTAGCAAACTACTTAATTAATGAGGTACAAAATTCATTCTCAGGAACTAAAATAGTAAATTTCAATAATGGAGTGCCAACACCTGAGCAACAAGACCAAATTACAAGCCAAGTTTTAGGTAAGTTAACGGGTTCGCAAGGTAGAAAAGTTATAGTTAGTTTCAATGATAATGTAGAAACACGAACAAGCGTAGAGGATATTCCTTTAAACGATGCTCCTGATCATTATACATATTTAAGCGAGGAATGTTTACGCAAAATAATGTTAGGACATAACGTAACAAGTCCGCTTTTATTTGGTATTGCTTCGGCAAGTGGTTTTAGCTCAAACGCTGACGAACTAAAAAACTCAACTATATTATTTGACAATATGGTTATTAGACCTTTTCAGGATATTTTAATTGAGGGGTTGGATAGAATTTTAGCTTTTAACGGAATATCTTTAAAATTAGCATTTAGAACTTTACAACCTTTAGAATTTACTGATGTTGAAAACGCTCAAAACTCAGAACAAGTAGCTGAGGAAACGGGAACGATGTTAAGTAAAGATTCTGTAATCGCACAAGCGTTAATTGATTTAGGCGAAGACGAAGACGATAGTTGGCTTTTAATAGACGAAAGCGCTGTTGATTATGATTTAGACGACTCAGAGAACGAAATGCTTTCTAAAGAGCTTAAACCGTCCTTATTAAGCAAATTAATTAGTTTAGTTTCAACTGGTGACAATAGACCAAACATAACAAGTAAACAAGACAAGGTTATAGATGGAATTAAATTTTTAACCCGTTATGTTTACGCAGGTGAAACTACTGCAAAAAGTAGAGAGTTTTGTGTAAAAATGAATTCAGCTAAAAAAATATATCGAAAAGAAGATATTTTAAACATGAGCGCTGTTGCTGTAAATAAAGGTTGGGGACCAAAAGGAGCACCAACTTACGATATTTGGCTTTACAAAGGCGGTGGAGATTGTCACCATAGGTGGAATAAAAGAGTTTATGCAACTTTTAGCGGCAAAGCAATTGATGTTAACAGCAAAGAACTTAAACAAGTAGCGGTTCGAAAAGCTGAAAAATTAGGATACGTAGTTAAGAATAATCCAAAGGTAAGCACGCTTCCAAAAGATATGCCTTACAACGGCTTTTTACCAACAAATAAACGCTTTCAATAATGGCAGAAGCATTACTTATAACACGTGATGATTTAGTTCGTTTAACGGCTTTAAACGGAAACACGGACACTGATAAATTTATTCAATTTATTAAAATCGCTCAGGATATTCATATCGAAAATTATTTAGGAACAAAGTTACTTCAAAAAATTAAAGACTTAATTCTAAATGGTGACATTGATGATCCTGGATTTAGCGACTATAAAGACCTTTTGGAAGTTTACGTTAAGCCTATGCTTATTTATTGGGCTATGGTTGAGTATTTACCGAATGCAGCTTATACAATAGCGAACAAAGGAATTTACAAACATAGTTCTGAAAACTCAGAAAACGTAGATAAATTAGAGGTTGATTTTTTGACTAATAAATACTCGGATATTGCAAAAGAATATACTGACCGTTTTATAGGTTATATTATTTACAATCAAGACATATTTCCTGAATACAATTTAAATACGGAGGGTGACATTTACCCAAGTGATATTAATAACTATGGTGGCTGGGTACTATGAAGACATACAAACCAAAAAAGGAAAATATTAACAAGTTACTCGTTTACTTAAAAAAGCTCGATGGCAAAGATAAAGATAAGTCAACTAACAGCAAAGGCTGCTAATTTAGATAAC